AGAGACGAAAAATGGAAAGGACAATACATAGATATAGCTATGGGTAAAAACAAATATCCTGAATCAATTAAGGAGGCATACAAACAATTTAGACAATGGCAGTAAAAAAGACAATAGAATTAGAAGCTAAAGTAGATAAGGCACAAAAGGATTTAGATGGTGTAGCTAAAAGTGTACAGCGTATAGATGACAATCTTGAAGATGTTAAAGATACAACAGGCGGTGTAGCAAAAGGCGTAAAAGGAATTGGTAACGCACTCAAAGCTGCAGGTATAGGTTTAGCGGTTGCTGCTTTTGCAAAGTTAGCAGAGGTATTTAATCAGAATCAAAAAGTAGCAGATGCGTTTAATACAACCTTTGAGGTATTAAGTTTAGCATTTAATGATTTCTTTAAGTTTCTTGATAGAAACGTAGGAACTGTTATAGATTATTTTAAAGGTCTTTTCACTAACCCAACACAAGCTATTAAGAACTTTGGTCAAGCATTATTAGATAATGTAATAGAACGAGTAAAAAGCGCATTAGATGCTTTAGGATTTTTAGGAGATGCAGTAGTAAAAGTATTTCAAGGAGACTTTTCAGGTGCAGCGGAAAGTGCAAAGAACGCAGGTAAAGAATTGTTTGATGTAGTAACAGGAGTTAATAATACATTTGACAAGGTAGCAGAAGTAGTGCCTACAGTTGTAAGTAGTATTACAGATTATGCTAAATCTACATTAGATGCTGCAAAAGGTACAGTAGAATTAAACAAACAAGCAGAGGTAGCTGCGGTTATAAATCAAGGTCTTATTGAGAAGTATGATAGACAAGCTGAACAACAAAGACAGTTAAGAGATGACGAAACAAAAACCATAGAAGAACGTATAGCAGCTAATAACCGTTTAGGTGAGATATTAGACGAACAAGCAGAGAAGATGCTTGAGAATGTAGATATTACGATTAAAGCAGCACAAGCTGAATACGATAAAAACCAAAATCAAGAAAATTATATAGCTTTACTTGAAGCACAAAACGAAAGAGAAGCTGTACTTGCACAGATAGAAGGTTTTCGTTCAGAACAAATAATAAACCGTATATCTTTAGAACGTGAAGCAGCAGACTTAAAGAAAGAGGCAGACGAAGAAGAACTTGAAAGAAAAGAAGAACTAAAACAAAAAGAATTAGAGTTAGCAGAAGCAAAAAAACAAGCTACATATGATGCTTTAGATGCAACAATAGATGCAGCAGGAGCAGAGACTAAAATAGGAAGAGCATTGTTTATAGCAAAACAAGCTATCTTAATAAAAGAACAGATTGCAGAGGCTAAAGCTACACTTCAAAGAATAGCATTAAGAGCAAGTGAAGCAACTGTAGATATTGCAAAAGGTACTGCAAGTACTGCTAAAGTAGGATTCCCACAAAACGTACCATTGTTAATTGCGTTTGCAGCACAAGCAGCAGGTATCATATCAAGTGTAAAAGCAGCAGCAAATGCAGCAAAAGGTTCTGCATCTTCTATGGGAGGTGGCGGATTTGCAGGAGGCGATGTATCAGCAGCACAAGCACCTGCATTTAATGTAGTGGGAGCAGCACCTGAAAACCAATTAGCACAAGTGATAGGAGACCAAGAACAGAAACCTGTAAAAGCATTTGTAGTTAGTAGTGAAGTATCTAATCAACAAGCACTTGATAGAAAAGTAGAAACAGGTGCGTCAATAGGGTAACAAAATATTAAAAAAAGTATTGTATAAATATGGATATAGTAGAACTTTTTATAGATGAGGAAGATGCTATTGGAATAGAAGCTATTTCAGTTGTTGAATCTCCTGCAATCGAAGAAGATTTTATAGCACTTAAAAACCAAGAATTTAAACTTGCAGAGGTAGATAAAGAAAAGCGTATCTTAATGGGTGCTGCTTTAATTCCTAATAAACCTATTTACCGTAGAAACGATGAAAACGAATATTATATTTATTTTTCAAGAGATACGGTAAGAAAAGCAAGTGAGTTATTCTTTATAAACGGAAACCAAAACAACTCAACTTTAGAGCATCAAGTACCTTTAACAGGTTTAAGTGTTGTTGAGTCTTGGATTGTAGAAAGCGAAAAAGATAAAACAAGACACTACGATATGGAAGTGCCTATCGGTACGTGGATGGTATCTATGAAAGTTTTAAATGATGATGTTTGGAATGACTACGTTAAGACAGGAAAAGTAAAAGGGTTCTCTATAGAAGGTTATTTTGCTGACAAAGCAGAAAGACCTAAAGACAAAACTATTAAAGACGATTTAGAAGAAGAAGCACAAGAGTTAGTAGAAGAGTTAAGACAAATGCTGAAAGGTGAAGAACTCGAATCTTATGCTGATTATCCTGATGCAGTTTCTAACAACGCTAAAAGAGGTATTGAACTAAACGAAAAGGTCAATAACAAATGTGCAACACAAGTAGGTAAAGTAAGAGCGCAACAATTAGCAAAGAAAGAAGCGGTTACTGTTGAGACTATAAAAAGAATGTTTAGTTACCTATCAAGAGCAGAAGAATATTACGATGAAGGTAATTCAGAAGCGTGTGGTACTATATCTTACTTATTGTGGGGTGGCAAAGCAGGATTACGTTGGGCAGGAAGTAAATTAAGAGAACTTGACTTATTAGAAGCATCTCTTAAAGAACCTTGTCAAGCAGGATATGAAATGATAGGATTTAAAATTAAAAACGGTAGAAGAGTACCTAACTGCGTTCCAATTAAATGAGAGATTACAAAGAAAGAAACCCAAGTCCACAAAACGACAAAAGAGGTTGTTTGTGTAAAGATGGTAGAACATATTCAAGAAAGTGTTGTGATGGAAGTTTCCAAGCACAAGGTATAGGTAATATAACACGATACTTATTTCATTTATACACAGAAGATGGTGATAAGTTAATTCAAGAAAATACACATAAATTATTTCAATAATGGCAGATAAAAAAATAAGTGAACTTTCAGATGCTACTACATTAACAGGTACAGAACAAGTTCCTTTAGTACAAAGTAGTACTACAAAAAAAGTAACTGTTGATGACTTTAATAAGATAATTACTGTATCAAAAACTGCAAGTGCAGGAAGTGATGTAGATTTAGATGCAAATACATACGATAATGCACAACTAATAAAATTATCTTGGACAGGTGCAAATGGTACTGCAGTTTATACACTACCTGATGCAACAAATCATACAAATAGAATGATACGTTTTATATCTGATAGTACGTTTAGCAATAATACTCACGTTGAACTTACACCTAAAAGTGGACAAACATTAGATAATAGTGCAAATGATTACGATATAAACAAAGCCTACGAAGGTATAGCAGTATGGAGTGATGGAACTGAATGGTTTATAATCCAAAAGAAGGCTTAAAAATATAACAAAGTGTTAAATAATTAATTGTATAAAAAAATACTTCTATGAAACCAAGCGTACAAAAGATAATTACCAAATTAGCTAAAGAGAGAATAAATTTATTTACTGTTTCTGAAGCAAAAAGTATTTTAAAGTACGAGATTTATGAAGAAGTAAATAAACATAGAAATATTCTTGGAAATAATGTGGAAGATTTAAAATCTTTAAGCAAAAAAGATGTACAAGAAAGAGATGCTTTAAAACAAAAGCAAGAAAAAGAATATAATGACTTACTTAAAAAACAAGAACAAAAAGTTGATAGTATTATTAGCACATTAGACAATGAAATAAAACAATCAAAAAATTTAATTAAAGAAATTGATAAAAATATATCAAAATTTAGTGTGATAGTTAAAGAGTTTGAAAAAGAATTGATTGATATGGGCATAAAGCCATCTACAAGTAAATTATATGAAGAAGTAAAAGCATCAGTAAGTTTATTGGAGACAGATAAAAACAGATTACAACAAGGTATTGATTTTGTAGAAAACAATTTTGATTACAAAACAAGAAAGTAAAAACACAACAACCTTACAAACAATTTATTGTAATAAATATGAAAGCGACAGATATGTTAAACAAAGTAAAAGAAGTTCTTGGAGTGGAACTAAATGAAGAAACCCAAGAAGTAAAATTAGCACAAGCTACTTTGGAAAACGGAACTGTTATTGAAAGTGAAAATTTCGCTGCAGGAAGTGAAGTGTTCATTGTAACAGAAGATGAAAAAGTAGCACTACCTGTAGGCGAATACACTCTTGAAGATGGCGAAATGTTAAAAGTTGAAGAGGAAGGTATTATTGCATCTATAGGAGCAGCAGAAGAAGTTGAGGAAGCGGAAGCATCTGAAGAAGTAGAAGCTGCGGAAGAAGAAGAAATGGGATACGCAACTAAACAAGATTTAGCAGAAGTCAAAGAGATGATTGAAGAAATCAAACAAATGATTGAGCCTAAAGAAGAAATGAGCGAAGAAGTTTCTGAAGAAGAAGTTAAGGAAGAGGTAAAAGAGGAACTATCAGCAGAAGAGCCTGTTGAGAAAGTAACTCACAATCCTGAAAAAGAAGAAAAGAAAATAAACTTAAATGTTTACGGAAGCAAAAGACCTACAAACACAACAGATAGAGTCTTTGCAAAAATTGCTAACATTAAAAAATAATAAATAAAAAATGGCAACAACTACATCTATTACAAGTACTTATGCAGGTGAGTTTGCAGGACAATACATCTCTGCTGCTCTATTAAGTGCTTCAACTATTGAAAACGGAGGGATTACAGTAAAACCTAACGTTAAATTTAAAGAAGTAATCAAGAAAGTATCTACTGATGACATCGTTAAAGATGCTTCTTGTGATTTTACAGCTACATCTACAATCACTCTTACAGAAAGAGTTCTACAACCTGAATTTCAGCAAGTGAACTTACAACTTTGTAAGAAAGATTTTATCTCTGATTGGGAAGCAGTACAAATGGGGTATTCTGCACATCACGATTTACCTCCTGCATTCTCTGACTTTTTGATTGCTCACGTAGCAGCAAAAGTAGCACAGAGAACAGAGCAGTCTATTTGGGCAGGAGATACTTCTACTTCAGGACAGTTTGATGGATTATCTACTCTATTAGCAGCAGATGCTGACCTACCAACAGGAAACGAAGTTGCAGGAACAACAGTAACTGCTTCTAACGTAATTACTGAATTAGGTAAAATTGTAGATGCTATTCCTTCTACACTTTATGGTTCAGAAGATTTACACATCTATGTTTCTCAAAACATTGCAAGAGCATATGTGAGAGCATTAGGAGGATTCCAAAGTACTACACTACAAAATGTAGCTGCTGACGAAAACGTAGGTATCGCAGGAATCGGTGCAAACGGATACGGTGGAAACGGAACAATGTGGTATCAAAATGGTGGGCTATCTTTTGATGGTGTAAAACTATTTGTAGCTAACGGTCTTGCTGATAACGATGCAATCGCAGCAGAGAAATCTAACTTATTCTTTGGTACAGGTCTATTAGCTGACCACAACGAAGTAAAAGTATTAGATATGAGCGACCTTGATGGTTCTGACAACGTAAGAGTAGTAATGAGATTTACTGCAGGTGTACAATACGGAATCGTTGATGACATTGTAACTTATGGTATCTCAAATACTGCGAACGACGCATAATAAACAGATTAACTAACTTAAGAGGGTGGGTAAGGTTAGTCCTGCTCACCCTTTTTTAATTTAAAAAATATGGCTTGTGATTTAACACTTGGTAGAAAAGAACCCTGCAAAGATGTAGTTGGTGGTCTGAAAGCTGTCTACTTTACCGATTTTGGAGACTACGGTACAGTAACACAAACAGATGACGAAATTACTGATATGGATGGTACTTTTACTGCCTTTAAATATGAACTAAAAGGAAATAGTAGCTTTGAACAAGCTATTACTTCAAGCCGTGAAAACGGAACGACTTTCTTTGAGCAAACTTTAAACCTTACGCTTAAAAAGCTGTCTAAAGAAGATAACAAAGAATTAAAGCTATTAGCATTTGGTAGACCACACGTGGCAGTTGAAGATTACAACGGTAATGTGTTTGTAATGGGATTAGAACACGGAGCTGAAGTAACAGGAGGTACGATTTCAACAGGAGCAGCTATGGGAGACCTTTCAGGATATACCTTAACTCTTTCTGCACAAGAATTGAAACCTGCAAACTTTGTAGATAGTCCAACTGCAGCAGACCCATTTGACGCTATGACAAGTGCGACTGTAACAGTAACAGAAGGAACAAACTCATAAACCGAGTTTCATTTGATTGATAAGAGGGTAGCTTAACGGTTACCCTTTTTTTGTTATAACAAAATCAAAGTTTTTTTATTGTATAAATATGATTGTATTAGAAGAAAGTGCAAGTGCGCAAACTATTAATTTAATTCCACGAAAGTTTACAAGTGGTGATAGTTACAACGTAACAATAGTAAATGAAACTACAAATACAGAAGTACACAACGTAGATACTACATCTATAGCAGAACAACTGTATTACAATACTTATACTGCGGTGTTTCCTGTAAAGCAGGATATAACATATACACTTACTATTAAAGATGGTTCTGAAGTTATATACAAAGACAAAATCTTTTGTACGAATCAAGCAGACCTTACAGACTACACTATAAATAGTGGTGCTTATATTTCTAATGATACAGATAACGAATTTATTACATTCTAATGGATAATTTACACATAGTTAATTTAGCTTCCTACAACAGACCTAAAATCAGCGAGGACAAGAATCGTGATTGGGTAGAGTATGGAGAAGATAACGACTATTATTCTTACCTGATAGAACTTTACACCGAGTCCACAACTAATAATGCCATTATAAACGGTATTACAAATATGATATACGGAAAAGGTCTTGATGCTTTAGATAATAGCAAAAAACCTGATGAGTACGCTGCTATGCGTTCTATCTTTCACGATAGTTGTTTGCGAAAAGTAGCTTTAGACCTTAAACTATTAGGTGAGGGTTCCTTTCAAGTACTTTACAAAAAAGGTCAAGTAGTAAGAGCAGAACACTTCCCAAGACAAACACTACGTGCAGAAAAGTGTAACGAAGATGGAGATATTGAGGCTTATTACTATCATCCTAAATGGAAAGATGTAAAGCGTGGTGATAAACCTCAACGTATTGCAGCTTTTGGTTATGGTAACGGTAACGAACCTGAAATTAAAATAGTAAAAAAATACGTATCAGGATATGACTATTACTGTCCTGTGGATTATCAAGGTGGATTAGCATACGCTGAATTAGAATCAGAGATAGCTGACTACTTAATTAACGATGTACAGAACGGATTTAGCGGAACAAAGGTAGTCAACTTTAACAACGGTATTCCTGATAGAGAAAAGCAAATGCAAATCAAGAACGATGTGATGCACAAGCTGACAGGAGCAAGAGGTGAGAAAGTAGTAATTGCTTTTAACAACAACGCTGAATCCAAAACAACAGTAGACGATATTCCATTAAATGATGCACCTCAACACTACGAATATCTTTCAAACGAGTGTTCTAATAAACTAATTGTGGCACATAGGGTAACAAGTCCTTTACTTTTAGGAATCAGAACAGAAAACAACGGTTTAGGGTCTAATGCAGACGAAATAAAGACTGCTGCGCTACTTTTTGACAATATTACTATAAAACCATACCAAGACCTATTAACGGACTGTATGGATGATATTTTAGCTATTAATGGAATATCTCTTAAACTTTATTTTAAAACACTACAGCCTCTTGCTTTTATCGACACCGACAACGCTATTACTGACGAATCTCGTGAAGAAGAAACAGGAGTTAAAAATGAACTTACATTATCTAAAGAGTTTGATGATGACAAAATGTTTGACTTACTTGATGAGTTTGGTGAGGAAGAAGATTTAGAGAATTGGGTATTAGTAGATGAAAGAGAAGTAGACTACGACCAAGAAGAAGCATTAGATAAGATGATTGGTTTAGCTTCCACAGGAACTGCAAGACCAAACGCTACAAGTGAGCAAGATGGTGAGGTAGAAGATATGAAGTTTAAGGTACGTTATCAATACGCACCATTAAGAACACAATCTAACTCCAGAGAGTTTTGTAAGAAAATGGTAGCTGCTAAAAAAATCTATCGTAAAGAAGATATAATGCAGATGAGTACAAGAGCAGTAAATGCAGGATGGGGATTAAACGGTGCTGATACTTACGATATATGGTTATATAAAGGTGGAGGTGCTTGTCATCATTTTTGGATGCGTAAGACCTATATGGCAGTAGATGTTAAACCTGATGCTACTAACCCAAATGCAGAGATAAGTGTAAACAAGGCAAAGAAAGAAGGTTTTAAACCTGAAACTAACGACCCTAAAGTTGCAAAGCGACCAAAGGATATGCCTAATCAAGGATTTGTAAATAAGTAAGAAATGGCAGACGCACTATTCATAACAAGAAAGGATTTAGTAAAGTTTAGTTCTTTAAACGGAAACGTAGATACTGACAAGTTCTTACAATATATTAAAATAGCACAAGATATACATATCCAAAACTATTTAGGAACTGACCTATATAACAAGATTCAAGCTGATATAGAAGGTAGCACTCTTACAGGAGACTATTTAGCACTTGTAAACGACCATATAAAGCCTATGCTGATACATTGGGCATTAGTTGAGTACTTACCCTTCGCAGCTTATACAATCGCTAATAAAGGCGTATTTAAGCATAGTTCAGAAAACGCTGCAAACGTAGAAAAGAACGAAATAGACTTCTTAATAGAAAAAGAAAGAAACGTAGCACAGTATTATACTGATAGATTCATTAACTATATGAGTTTCGAGGCAAGTTCAAAGTTTCCTGAATACTATACAAACTCAAATGATGATGTATATCCTGATAAAGATGCAAGTTTTGAAGGATGGGTACTATGAACAAGGTAGTAAGATATAAACCAAAACAAGAAAATGTAAATAAGTTAAAACAGTATTTAGCTTATATAACAAAAACAAAAAAAAGTAATTGTACTATATATGGCAAACATTGAAGATTGGTACGGAAGAAATTCTATCGGATGGGGAGAATCATACGACTCTTCTTGGTTCGGCAATGTTAATGAAACAAACAGTTGGGGTATTATATATCCGTTTAATGCTGATGGTAGTTTTATACTTGCAGACACCAATTTAATTAGTGCAGATTCAACACAATATAAGGCAGACGCAACACAATTTTAAGATATGGCAAAACAAACAATAGGAATCGGAAGTGCAGCAAACGATGGGACAGGCGACCCATTAAGAACTGCGTTCGACAAAGTGAACGATAACTTCGATGAGGTATATGCAAATGATTTTGTAACACACGATAGATTATCAGCAAGATATACTGAATCGAGTGCAGAAACATCCGCTGCTGCAATGACACTTGACACTTCAAGTGCAGATATATTTACTTGGACAGCAGGACACTCTACTACAATAGCATTTTCAAATGTAGAGGTAGGAGATACTTGCGCGGTTATTATAACAGGAGGCGGTTCTTCTTACACACTTTCTTTGGGAAATATTAATGGTGCATCAGGTACGTTTAATAAATTAGCAGGTACTTACGATGATACAAGTTCAACTAAAAATCTAATTGAGTTTAAATTTATATCTACGTCAGAGGCGTGGTATCAAATCTCACAAATAGCATCTTAATTATGGCATACGCAATAAATAGAAACGGAACAATACAGGTATATCAATCAGTACCTA